GCGATGATCACGCCATTGACCGGAGCGGAGAGATCCGCGGCCAAGCCGTTGATGGTGCTTCCCATCACGCTGACGACAGAAGGATCGGCGCCATGCGCCAGCGCGTCGATCTTGGACACGGCTAGCGTTCCGCCCATCGGCAGCCCTGCGATCCAAGCCAGCACGGCCTGTTGGACAGCCGATGCGACAGCGGGCTTGGTCAGCGGATTGGACGTCTCCAGCGACATCTGCACCGTAGCGGACACAACCACAGGCGGGGTCACCGCATAGGTTGAACCCAGCGGCCGTACCTGCTCCACGGCCTGCTGGACGTTGCTGAGAAGAACTGCCGGCGGAACCCCCGTCCCATCATCGACGGCAACGACAAAATGCCCTGGCATGGCATTCCCCGAGCCATCCTGATTTTCGACAATGCTAAAGCGCAATCCCTGTTGCACGGCTTGGATGGCGTTGCTGAGAGCCAGCGCGGTCGCCAATGACCGGCTGTTGATATAGGCCTGAAAACGCGACCGGAATGACGCGTCGCTCTCCTGATCAAAGCCCCCTGCACAGGCGGCCGCATTGCTGACGGTATCCACGCCCGGTATGGCGGCGTTCAGCACACCGATCGCGCCCGCCAGAACATTGCCCGCACTACCCGCCAGGACGGCCTGCACCGGCACATCGATGGCAGCAAGCTGCGCCGGGAGGCTGTATCCGGTCATGCCGTTGGCCGCGACGCTGGATGCGCTGGCGACCACCGCAAAGCTCTGCGTGCCGTCAATCGTTCGAACGACAGTACCCACCGGGATAAAAGTCCCAAGTCCTATCGTATAGCGCGCGAACGTCACAATACCATTGGCCTGCGCTCCTGGAAGGCGCAACAGCGAGTAATCAGCCATCCATGTGTCCAGGTCGGCGCCATTGCTCGTAGCGGCGCGCGTGACGGACAGCACTTGCAGTATCAGCCACTGCATCCACAAGGCAACCGACGCGCTGGCCTCGAGCAGAGCACGCAGCACGCTGCCGACCGAGAGGTCGATCAACTGCTGCGCGCCGCCCTGCACCGCGGCAGACATCTGCTGAACCAGCGCCGAAAATCCATTGAGCGGAAGCAGCATATCAGCCACTCACCTGAAACGACAGCAGCTGTGTCGTCCCTGCCGCCGAATCCACGTAGCGGATTTGCACAATGACACTCCCATCCGGCGCGCTCTGCACGTCGATCAATGGTTCAGGAACGCGGGACACCGCTGCCTCCTTGAAGATTTGGCTGCGAATGGCGGCACGGACCGCCAGGACATCCACCGGCGTGCCGACAAATTGCGCCAGCCCGGCGCCGTATTGCAGCTCCCAAATGTAATCGCCAGGGTTAGTGAGAAGCCGCCGCAGCACTCTTTGCTGTCCCAGAACGGTCCCCGAAGCCAGCGCAATATCGCCTGTGGAACTGGCAAGCAGGTCATCGTCCCAGAGAAGGCTGGCATCCTGCATCCACCGCTCTCCTGGCAGGGAGCGCATGGCTCCACTGCGCTCCCACGCCAACAATCAAAATTTTGGTTCTGCTTTCAGGCAAGAACCGCTTGCTTCAATCCACAGGCGAAGGCGGCGCATCCTGAGGCGGATGCACATGTGCATTGAAGTGCCCGCGCAACCGGGATAAGGCACCTGCGCCGTCATAAACGTCGCCACTGACATGCAGATCGCCCGTGTGGTTCCAGGATGGTGCCGCGCTCGCGATCGACCCATCGTTGAGAAGCTTGAGAAAGGCGCCCGACTTGTGCACCAGCCAGACCTCTCCGCTGGCGGCCGCAGGCGCCGGTCCGTGGCTGGACCATAGTCGGCCGACGACGATGCCGTGCTCCGCATCTCCTTCCTGCCAGACCACCAACACCTGGTCGCCAGGCGAAGGCGGGCACGCCAGACCCCAGCCGCTACCAACCCAGATCGAGGCCACCGGCAACCAGCCGGACAATACCCCTTCAGGCTGTATCTGAACCCGCACCGTGGCGGTCGCCGTATCGACCGACGCGACCGTTGCCAATCGTGGCTGTGCCCAGCCTTGATCCAGCCGCGATGCTTGCGCCTTGATCAGGTTAAGGAAACTGTCCAAGGCGGCATCCTCGCTCTCACATGCTGCGTAAAGCCACCCTCGAACGATATCCGCCGTTCTACATCGGATATCACATACAGCCCATCGAAAGGCGTGCCCGTGGAAGCAAGCTGCACCGCACCGCGTGGCTGAAAGGTGAGTTCGCCGGGCATCTCGAAATCGATGCACATCGCATGCTGGGCCATGTCGGTGAGCACTTGCTCGGCCAGTGATTGTGCTGCATCTGCCGTCACATTCGGCCTGACGATTACATAGTTCGGCACGGAACCGGCGACGCCGCCCAGCGACGCCGTCTGGGAAATGGAGGTTAGGCCGCGACAGTCCCAGCTCCTCACCGCGACCGAAAGATCGCCCTGCAACCCAAGCGTCTGTTCAAGGCGCATCGACAGGCAATCCGCCGGCGACACCACCACGGCTGGCCCAGGCGCCGGCGGCATGAAATTCAGCGTCCGCCCATCAACCCAGACATCAAATCCTTCCTGCTGGGCCAGACGTGTGAGAAGATCCCACTCTGTCGTCACGCGTGCGTGCTGATCGAGCGTTGTTCGCGCATGCTGGCTTTGGAAATCCCGCCCCACGGGCAAGGACGTCGCAGTCACGTTTGCTGCAAGCCCGTGCCGGCCGGCCAGCAGGCTTGCAATATCGCTTGCGGTCTGATTCTGAAACGTCTCCTGCGTTCTGGCCTCAATAAAGAGCGCAGTCAGGTCGCGTCCGTCTACGCTGACCTCCTGACGGATCGGGTCGATTTCAACGAAATCGACCTGCCCCAACATCATCTCCGCCCAGGCACCGTCCAGCCCGAATTGGATGCTCACTTGCGGTGGGCCCGCGGTCCATAATGCCGCACCCGACGCATCCAGTGCCAGGCGCAGCCTGAAACGGTTTGCGGCCAGATGACTATTGCCGCTCACCTCCCCCTCGATAACGCCGCCTACGGCCGCGCCATCGACGCTGACCGTTATCCCAGGCGAACGGCCACTACTGCTGGCCAATGCCGCCGCCTGCCTCGGGATCCACATCGGGAATGTTCAACGTGACAAGCCCTTGCAGAAACGGATCCAAAACATCGTTTAAGGAGGCAATGCGCACCCATTGTGTCGCATCACCCAGGTAGACGGAAGCCAGTTGAAACAGGTTGCCGCCGTTTACCGTCACCACCTGCATCAGCCCACCGCCTCCCGAACATTGGCAGTTGCACGATCAACAAAGCCCATCGCGCGGGTAAGGCCAGCCAGACTGCCGGACGAACTGACCGCGGTTGCAAGATCACTAGACGTCAAGCCGACCTCGGCGCTCGCAATGCCTCGCGATATCGTCCCTTGAAGGGCACTCAGACTGGTGCTTGCCATAGCCGACGCAGCCGTCCCTGCTGTGAGAGCGCCGACGGCCGTGGTCGCCACAACAGCGGCACCGGTATCCACATAAGCGGCGGCCTCCGCGAGGTCGCTCGCGATGGCGCCGGCAGCCAGCAGCGGAACGGGCCTGCTTGATTGCGCTTCGTCCAGCAGAACCTTGCAGCGTATCTGATATTCGATCCACCAAGGGCTGCGATACGCCAAGGTCAAATCGGCGATTAATACGCTGTAATAGAATTCATCCCACGTCAGTGGCAGCACGCCGCCTGCGGCGCGCATTGCATCCACCAGCCGCGCGCGGCCGCTCGCATCGCTGCCGGAAAAGACACCCGACCATGCCAAATCCGCATCGTCGCGCCCCATGGCATCGATAATGCGAACGCCGCCTGGCAGCTGGTGAACCGCCAGCAACTGGCCGCCGCCAAGCAGCACCCGCCCAGGCACCTCAAAGCCTTCAAGGGCCACGCCGCCAAGTTGCAGGACGACCATCATCCCCCCACCGTCGGCCCGGGAAGCAGCGCGTTGCGGCGTGGGTCGAAACCCGTCGGCCCCGCCGGCGCACGGCCGGCTTCACGGCTCAGCAGCCGCGACATCCAGCGCCCGACCAGCGCGCCATCAAGAAACACATCACCATGCGACGGCGCAGGCGACGGCGAAGCGACACTGGCCGGCGTATCGGCATCCCTCGCCTGCAATGCCGGCGCGCCTGCGTGGGAAGGGGCAAAAACAGAGGTATGCGCAGCAGGCGCAAAGACAGGCGCGTAATAAGCCGCGCTTTCTCCCGCAGCGCCTCCATCCCGGCTGGTCGCCGGCACGGCCTGGCTGCCCTCCGATCCAGCCAGGCGCACCCCGCCTGCCGCGAAATTCCCGCCACGGCTGCCGTAATCGTCAAGCCGCAACGCAACCGAACGCCCGCTGCCTGCACACGCATCAGCCGGCACCGTGGGCGAACGACCGCCACCCAACCGCTGCGCATCATCTCCCCGCGCGGCTGGCAAAGGAGCGCCTGGCTTATCGCCATCCGGCACAAGCGTCGTTAGGATGACTGGTCTCAAGAACCCGGCCGGCGTCGAATGACCGGACGGGAAGGCGGCTTGCGCAACATCGGTCGTTGCCGGCTGAACATTCGCCGTTGGTCCGGAACCATCAATGCCTGCCGGCCCAGCGCCACCTGTCGGCGGCATGCTCACAGCCGATGGCGGAGCAGCGTCGGCATGCTCTCGCGCCATCAGCGAGGCAACCGCCTCTCCCGCGCCGATCAAGCGTCTAGCGCCAGCCTGCCGCGGTTCCGCTGCCCCCACGCCCTCGGCACCGGCGCCTTCCTGCGGTTGCGTGCCTGGATGCGATCGGGCCAAGCCCTGCGTCGCGGAAACCTTCGATGGCTGAACGCCTGGCTGCACCACGGTCAAGGCAGCCAGACCCGCCTGCCGCAACCGCTCCACGGAAACCGTTCCCGCCGCGACGGCACGAGCCACCGCATCGGCATCCTTCTGCGCCCTGGCAATGCCCTCCGAAACACCATCAGCCAACGCCACGGAGATACCAATCTCGAAAGCCTCGATCATGTACCGAAGCCTCCGAGCTCGCTTGCCAGCCGAGCGACGATATGTGGCGCAGCCCTGCGCCCGATCTCCTCCAGAACCCCCGCGGGCGGCCGTCCAGCCGCCCCAACCTCAGCGTCCCGCACGGCAGCCGAGGCGCTTCCCACAACCACCCTGCCGCCTTGCACCGCCACACCAAGCTCGCCGGGTAATCCCCGCGCAACCAGGCCGGCGCGCAACGCCTCAGCCAACATCTCGCCGGCGGAAGCCAGGGCATCCTTCAGCCTCTCTTCCATCGTCCCTCCGCCCAGTCGTACTCGAGCCCGTCGAAGCGACCCATGGCCACAACCCATGCCTGTCGCTCATCCTCAGGCAAGGCAAACGCGACATCGAACGGCACCCCGTTCCGAACCAGGTAGAGCGGATCGACCAGATCGGGGTGCCAGCTCAGTTTCCCTGCCCGGCACTCCCCAAAACGGGCGCAGGCTCCATGGAAAATCCGCTGGCCACAGCGGAAATTCCCGCATCCCCCAGGCGCGAGACCAGCGCCTCCACCTGTCCTTCGGTCACCGGCGGCGGCACCGGCACCCCGTCGATCGCGCACACCGAAGCCGCAAGCATCGCCATGCCAAGATAGGGGGCGTTCTGCGCCAGTTGCGGTCCCACCGCCTTGAACAGCCGCAATCGGTCAAGCGCGCTCATCCGGCGCAGCGACAGCTCACGCCCAGCGGCGTCACGCACCACCGTCTCCGCGAGCGATGCCGCAACAATCCTGCTACTTGCCGACTCCATCACATGCGCTGCCTTTGGGTCGCAAAGAATTCCAACTTCTGCTTTACGGCCGCATCACCCTTCCAGCTGCCCGCATTGGCCAGCTTGAAAACCACGCCGCTATACTGGTAGGTCGACGTCGAGCCATCCACCTCGGTCACATATTGATAGACCGTGCCTGCAGGCAACGAGCCCTGACTGAGAAAAGCCTGCTCCGCAACAGAAATGAAATCATCAATCGTGCTAGTGCCCCGCTCCACTTCGAAACTCCCTTCCCAGCCTTTGGGAAGTTCGGCGCCCATCGGCACGCCATCCAGCCTGTCGAGCCTGACGGACTGCGTGATCTGCCGGCTCTCGAATCCCGTCACATATGTCAGATCGACGCGACCCTGCGGTCCCATCACCACAAGCTGGCAATCGCGCCCGATCGAAAATGAATTGACCGGCATCGTTCAAACTCCGAACAGTTGAAGTTGCCCCACGCGACCAAAGCGCCTCTCCCGCTCGCGGGAGAGGCGGGGTCCAGCCCTCCGGGACAGGGGAGGTCAGGGTGTTGAGCAAGGACCCAAAGCCTCTCGTTCTTTTATAAAAAAAGAACAAAAAGACTTTCGCATATTGGGCTTCGGCTTTTCCACAACGGCTCTCGCCCTATCCCATCGGAAGCACTTGGCTCTGCACCACGACCGTCTGGCCGCCCTCGACATTGACAATGAATTTTTCGTTGATTCCCTGGAACTGAACCTGCGCATCGCTCTGCACGTAGCCCAGACTCGTCCGGCTCAGGGGATTGTTCGTCGCATCGCAAATCACGCTGAATGGCGGCGAGCCATCCACGCTGCCAAGCACACCCTGGCTCAACAGCCCCTGCAAGTAACTGAGCTGGGTCGATCGTATCTGCTGAAACAGGCTTGCATTGATCACCTGACCCACAAATTGCCCCATTCCCGCGGCCAAGGTGGCCGCGATGTAGTTCGTCATGCGTGTATAATTGTCGCCGTTCGTCGCCGGATTGGCACTCGTATTATGCCCGCAACGAACTCCCCAATAGGCGCCGCCTGGCTGCGGATTGCTGATCACATCAATGCCGCTCTCGAACAGCACGGTGAGTTCGGCATCGCTATACGAAGATGTTTGCCCGCTACCCGGCACCCCCGATTTCTGCGTGCCGATAACATTATAGATCGGCTTATTCAGACTAGATTGTTCCGGCGAAAGATTTCCTAGCCTTCCGGCAACGAACCCCTGGGGCGATACCAACCGGATCAATCCATTGGCCTGGTCATTCCAATAAATCCAGTCGCCGAACATCAGTTTGGCCGAGTAGGCATTCAGCCCGGCCTGCTGTTGCGCCGTCACCGCATCGCTGATCGATTGCCCAGCGGGCCCAACGAGGATCATATAGACACCCTCTGACAGCCCGAAGCCCGCCTGCGTCGTCCACTGCGTCGCGTCATCGGCGTCGGCCAGCATGCCGATGCTGCAGCCTTGACCACGCAATGCATACATGCCCCTGCGCGGCACGATATCCTGCCCGACCAGGCTCGCAGCAGTCACCGCCGACGCACCGTCGGTGCCGCCCGCCAATTGCGCGCTCAACACGGCCACGGGCACGCTCGTGGCCGTCCCCAGGGTCGCCACCACCAGTTGCGACGGTCCGCGCAGCGGCCCATTACCCTGGTTCACAGCCCCCACCAGGTTCGCCCAGAACGCAGCCGGCGTCGGTGCCGGAATATTGTCGTAAACCTCAGGCACCAGGCCGGGGATGGCAACCGTCAGCCGCCAGCAGCCGGCTTGTGGCGCCTGGCCTATCCTCAAGCTCACGCTGTTGCCGAGCGAACCGGTATAGAGCGCGGTCAATTGCGCGGCATAGGTTCCCGCTGAAAACCCGATCGCATAGCTCGACGCAGTGTCGCTGCCGTCGCTCACGCGCACACACCGGAACGCGCTGGCACCTTGCTGCACGGCGCACGCCACCGCGGTCCCCATGTCATATTGTCTGACCACCACAGGACCGAAATACTGTACATAGTCAGACATCGTGCCGACGACGACGGGCGCGCCGACCGGCCCCCAGGGCGCTGTCCCGACGACTCCTATGACATTCGTCGGAACCCCGTTCAGAACCAGGTTCTGCGGTGCGACGATCTGCACATAGAGATCCGGCACCACAAGCGCCGTCGTGTTCAACGCACCTTGTTGAAAAATCGGCATGTGTCAGTCCCTCCGCTGCGCGGTTGCAGCCGCTACCCTGCTCGCCGACACACGAACCACATCGGCCGAATGATCACCTTTCAGCAATTCGCGCACGGCGTGCGGATCGTCGACGACATCGCCCACTGCACGCCCGCCGAACGGCCGCACGACCACAAGCACCATGTCCATGCCGCGAATGCCTCCTCAGGCGAAGAACGTGACTCCATTGCACACCAGATCACCAAACAGCATCGCAGGAAGCGTGCTGCCCGCCGTCGTCGCATACTCCACGTCGTACACCAGGTCGCGCCGGTAGACTCCGGCATCCTGCCCTTCGTCGAAGCTGGCGGTACTGCGAAACCGCAGACGTCCGGCACTGCCATCCTGCAACGTCAGAAACGTCACTTGCGCAAATGCGCTGGAAAGGGCGCCGCAGGCCGCATCGCGCAAGCCTGGCGTAGGCGACCATAGGGCAAGCCGAAATCCCTGCTCCTGTCTTGACCATTCCGTGGTAACGGGCTGCAGCGCCAGCGTACGAGACATCAAGGAGGCGGCACCGGGGATGGTAACCATGGTATTCTGCAGCCAGCAGATGCGGTCTTGCCTCACCATATCGGCGAGCGCCGCCGCAACCAACGCAGCGCTATCGCCGGCCGCGGCCCGGTAAACATAGGTCATTTCGTCAACCAGCAGACCGGCCAGGTCACCCGCATTCGGCGTGCCGCCGAAAATTGCGGCATTGTCGGAGACGGCCACGGTGAGTCCAGGCGATGCGGCGGCCGTCCAGGATTGCACACCCCAGCGCGTCGTGTTACGCGCCGAGTGAGGGACGGCGGCGACACTGACATTGACAACACCGCAGGCGAGATCGGCATCAAGCGCCGCCGTCATCGGCCATCCGCGATAGATGCGCGCCCCACCACCGACCACGCATTGTCCCGACACCCCGTCAGGATAAAGCACCCCGGTTGCTGCGCAGACCAGAGCCGCCTCGACATCCGACATGTCCGCCAAGACGCACTCCTACAGGCAATTATCGTCTTCCCGCCTGGATCGGAGATAAAGATCCCACTCTCTCTCCAGCTCAGGCTTGTTCCCCGCCCACTCCAGAATGCCAAAACTGTTGCGCTTCAGGTCCGTGTCCGGATCGAAGCCGTGTCCCACGAACATGTCCCAACGTCCAAGATAGCCGCGGTTCTGCTTGGCGCCATGGAACCGGTGCTCGATGATCCCGGGAACGGCACCAATTCTGCCATTCACAAATCGGCGTGCACGGTCCTGCCAGCGCAGCAGATGGCGGCGGTACGAGTCAGCCGTGCCACTCGGCCAACTCCTCTCCACCAAGCCGACAAAGGCCAAGGCCATATGGTGATCCGCGCTGCCCATGCCGGCCAGTTCGAACAGCCCGCCCGTCCAGTCAAGCAACGCCCGCTGGCACGCCCAGAAATACCCACTATGCGGATATTCGGCATAGCCTCCATCGAATTTCCAGAAATTGCTGCCCGATGCGACGAGTGGCTTGCCCTCCATGTATTGTGCAGCAAAGGCATGATGCACACCGATCAGCGAATCCTGCGGCCCCAGGTCGAGCGCACGTGACCATGTCTGCACCACGCGGTAGTGCTGCAAATGCTCAACCGTTTCCCGTGCCCAACCCGGTTTGCGATGCCACACATCCGCGTCGCCCCAGGCAATATACTCGGCCTCGGGCATCCGGCGTATGCCCTCATTCAGTGCACATTCCTTGCACCACGCCCAGCTGTCCGCACGCATGCCCACATGATTCACATGCGGCAAGGCACAGGCAAACTCCCGCTTGCCATACTGCACCTCCACCACCGTCAGCTTCGCCCCGGAGTCGAGCACATGCCCAACCCAATCACGAAAATGCCGTTCCGGCGTCTCCCACCGCAGCGGATTGAAGCGCGCGGTCACCACATGTAATTGTTCAGACTGCAAGAGCCTATCTCCGGTTCAAGCCGCGATCTGGCGTACCGCCAGCCGCCAGCCGAGCGCACTCTGCTCTGACGCGCCCACCACATAACTCGCCGACGCATCATCGATGACCACATCGCCTACCTGCGGCGAGGCCGGAACGGCTGGTAACAGCAAACTCCACCCGCCCAGAGTCTGAGCTCTGATGCCGGCGTCCGCGACACGGGCGCCCTCTTCGGTCAAACTGGCTGGAAATCCATCAATGATCTGCGTCGCGGTCGTCACGGAAAACCCGCTATAGCTGCCGTTCGCCGGCGTGGCGGGGCGCAATATCCGCACGACATGATTGGTTAGCACGCATTGAACGGGCAGCAGCGGCCGCTGCGCACAAATGAAATACGTGCCGCTCTCACCGACCAGGTAGTCGCCCGCCTGCGTATAGGATGCATCGAACACGCCCCACCAGATCGGCCGCCCG